TTCACTTATTTATTTTTTCTTTATTTATTAGTTCGTAATTTTTATACTTTTTAGTTCCAAAAAACCCTAAACTACAACCCAAGTATTCAATAACAGATTTTCTGGTTTCAATTACAATAATTTTACCTTCAGGTGTTTTTATGTAATATCTAGTCGCATCTGGATTACTCGACCCTATATTTAAACCTTTCCTATCTTTACTCCATTTTTCTTTTATTTCGTCCGAATGTTTTTTTCCATACATTGGGTGTTTTTCTCCTCTTCTATCTATTTTTTTTGCAACTTCCTTTAGTTTTTTTATAGTCTCTTCTGATTTATTTTTACCTGGATTTTTATCTCCTTTCCATAATTCACTCAACCTATCTTTTTCTTTTTGAGACATTTTTTGGTTTTTTCTTTTTTCCCTTATTTTTTGTTTTGTTTCTTCAGATAATTTAATACCATATCTTGGGTTATTCTCACCTCTCATACTCCTATATGATCTACCCCCCTCACATATGTTATAACCGATACTTCTATTTGTTGAGTCTAACTCCTTTATCCAAAAAATTTCCCTTTCATCTAATTCCACCAAAGACGAACATATCTCAATAATTTCTTTTATAAAATTTTCTTTACCATATTTTTTTATTGATGTTAATATCCTCGTACCTGACCCAAAATAGTTAGGGTTATTAGCCATATCTTGACCAACATATATTTTCCCATTTATTAAGTTTGTTATTTTATAAATTACCATATAATGTGTGTTAAAAAATTTAGAACCCCCAGTTGATAAATATGGTGATAATTTTAATTTTCATATTTTCCATAAACTAAAAATACATGTGGAATAATAAAAATTAAAGTTTTTATCTTTTAAAGAAGTTGATTTAATCTGTATTTATTTTCATTATATAATATTTTTTATATGACTTATGAAAGAAATTTGTATAAATATTGCCGGTTGTAATTCGTTAGGTGACACACTTTGTGCTACACCAATCGTTAGAAAAATTAGTAAAAGTTATAATAGAAAAGTTCATGTAATTTCAAAACACCCCGATCTATTTAAAAACTCCCCCTATGTTGATAGGAACATTCCTTACACTGATGAAGAGTTTGATCGGGTTAATAAAGAATATGAAGTAATGTCAACATTTGATGTTTCATATAAAGACAATGGAGTTTGTAATAAACATAATGTGATGGACATTAGACAATTACACGCAATTAATCTTGGGTTTATGTTAACCAAAGATGAAATGACTTTGGACTATATTCCAAATGAAGATGTGACACTTCCTCATTTACCCAATAAATACGTTTTAATACATCCCGTTCAAAATTGGAATTCAAGAACTTGGCCGGCAAAAAATTGGCAAATGTTAACACAACTATTAAATGAAAAAGGAATATCGGTAATTTCAATTGGAAAAAATTCATCAGAATTAGGTGGGTCAAATGTTGATAAACCAGTTTTTGATTTTCCAATAAAGTTAGGATATAACTTAATGAACCAAACATCTCTTGATCAAACTTGGCATTTAATAAATAATAGTATGTGTTTTGTTACAATGGATTCAGGTCTTTTACATTTAGCCGGTACTACAGATGCAGAAATTATACAGTTAGGAAGTTCAATAAATCCTGAGTTTAGAACACCATATAGAAATGGTTCACAAGAATATAAATATCATTATGTTAGAGGTGGTTGTGGATTGAATTGTGCTTCAGATATGAAATATGGAGTTCAAGAATGGGGGTCGATACAAGGAATACCGTCATTAGTAAATTGTCTCGAAAGGAAAGAAACTTTTGAGTGTCATCCTTCGGTATTACACGTATATAACAAAATTATTGAAATTATCGATAAAAATAAAAATTACCACAATATTTTTTAATAGGTATTTATAAAAAAAATAAAATTTGCCAAATCAAGTAGATATACTAACTTCTTCCGGTGTTGCACCTTATGATGTATACGTTTGTGATATAACAAATACTTTTTGTTATTTAGTTGCAACTGGAGTTTCGTTACCATATCAATTTAACGTACCACCACCATTAGACAATACAAATGATCTAATAATAAAAATAATTGACTCAAATGGTTGTGAGTATTTTGAACCATATAGTTGTCCTGTTACACCGACTCAAACCCCCACATTAACTCAAACTCCTACACCAACCAATCCATTTCCTTGTAATTGTATTGTTGTCTCAAATGTCTCATTATCGGTTACAGGATTTCTGGATTACATAGATTGTAGTGGTGTTCAAATAAATTCATATCCTATTGGTGGGGGTCAAATAGATTACATTTGTGGAACTAACCCAACAAATTTAATTGGTGTCACTGCGGTGGAAGGATTACCTTGCTCTATGTTATCATGTGTACCTATACCTTCTTTGACTCCAACAAAAACAATTACACCAACTCCAACTATTACACCGTCAATAACACCAACCATTACTCCAACAACTTCAATTACCCCCACAGTCACACCATCAATAACTTCAACACCGACCCCCACTTTGACTCCTACTCTTACACCAACTACCACACCTACGATTACTCCAACTGTTACTTCAACCGTAACACCTTCAATAACAGCATCGATAACTCCTACACCTACAGTTACATCAACTTCCCCACCACCAACACCATCTATAACACCGACAATAACGCCAACACCATCCATAACCCCCACTTTAACTCCTACGGTAACACCAACCATAACTCCAACAATTACACCCACACCTACAATTACTCCGTCAATTACTCCAACATTAACTCCAACAGTTACAACAACAATCACTCCTACGGTGACAATAACCCCAACAGTGACTCCAAGTACTGCGTATTCCATATTTTTTGTCAGACCTTGTTGTGCATTAGTACCTGATGGATTTGCCAGTTTACCTAGTAACACAGTGATAGGTAGTGTGTTTTTGACAACAGGAAATAATTGTTATGAGGTGATATCTCAAACAGTAGGAATTGTCACAATAACCTGGAACGGATCCACAACTTATAGTGATTGTTCTAGTTGTATTACTGGTTATCCTTGCCCATCACAAACACCCACCCCAACAGTGACTTCAACGATAACTCCCACCGTTACAATTACCCCCACTTTGACTAGGACTGTTACTCCTACAAAAACAGTTACCCCGACAAGAAGTACTGGTACAATTTTCAGAGTCAGATCTTGTTGTGATAGTGGGCTTACTAGATTTGTTGTTTTACCTTCAGGAACTGCAGTAGGAACTAGAGTAATTTCTTCAGGAAGTTGTTGGACCGTGTTGGCGGCAATAACTGGATCACCAATTTTTTCAGCAACCGTTACCGCATATGGAAGTTGTTCAGATTGTGTTGCGGTATACCCATGTAAATTTTAATTAATATTTTCTTTTTGAGATTGATTATTATTTTTAAATAAAAAAAATAATATGAAAATTTTTGTACAAATAGCGTCCTACCGGGACCCCCAACTTGAACTGACAATCAAAGATATGATTTCTAATGCAAAAAAACCAAACAATTTACGTATTGGAATTTGTAGACAATATCACCCTGATGATAAGTTTGATACTCTAGATGACTTTAGAAATGATAAGAGATTTAGAATTTTGGATGTTTTATATAATGAATCCAAAGGGGTGTGTTGGGCCAGAAATCAAGTACAGCAACTATATGATGGTGAGGAGTATACTTTACAAATTGATTCTCATATGAGATTTGAAAAAGACTGGGATGACACACTTATCAAAATGGTTAAACAACTACAGAAAAAAGGATTCGAAAAACCCTTATTAACAGGATATGTTTCATCTTTTGATCCAGATAATGATCCTGCGGCAAGAATTAGAGAACCTTGGAGAATGGCGTTTGACAGATTTATTCCAGAAGGTGCAGTTTTCTTTTTACCTGAAACAATTCCTGGTTGGCAAGAACTTAAACAACCAGTTCCTGCAAGATTTTATTCCGCACATTTTGCTTTCACATTAGGTAAATTCAGTGAAGAAGTACAACATGATCCAGAATTTTATTTTCATGGAGAAGAGATTTCAATAGCGGTTCGAGCGTATACCCATGGGTATGATTTATTTCACCCACACAAAGTTGTAATTTGGCACGAGTATACTAGAAAAGGTAGAACCAAACAGTGGGATGATGATAAAAACTGGGTTGAGAAAAATAATTTATCTCACAAGAAAAATAGACAATTATTTGGAATGGATGGTGAGGAAGTGGATATGGATTTTTCAAAATATGGATTTGGTACTGAACGTACTTTAAGAGATTATGAAATTTATTCCGGGTTGTTATTTTCAAAACGTGCCGTACAACAGTATACCTTAGATAAAAATTATCCCCCAAACCCTCAGATTTTTGAAACAGAGGAAGAATTACTAGCAAGTTATGCACAAATTTTCAAACATTGTATTGATGTTTCATTCCAACAAGTTCCAGAACAAGACTACGAATTTTGGGTTGTTGCATTTCATGATGAAAATGATATCACTATACATAGACAAGATGCTGATAAAAATGAAATTGCAAGAATGTTTACAGATCCCGATGGATACTGTAAAGTATGGAGAGAATTTCAAACAGCATATAAACCAAAATATTGGGTAGTTTGGCCTTACAGTACATCAAAAGGATGGTGTGATCGATTAACCGGTAATTTATAACTATGGATTTTGCAATATCAACTTTTTGTTATGGTGAAAGGTACTATAATCAAACCAATAGATTGATTGATTCTTTGGGTAAGTTAGTAGATACACCAAAAATTTTTATTGTTACCGATGAACCGGAAAAAATAAAAAAAGAAAGTTTTGTGTTTGTTCAAGACATAAGGGAATATAATTCAAAATATTTAGAATATAAAAAAAATTATTATGATTTTGACTTTTCAGTTAAAAGATATTCTGTGAAATTTGCACTCGAAAATAAGTTTAATAAAATTATTTTGACCGACACGGACGTATTACCTAACTTTCAAACTTTTAATGAAAAAAATATTTTAGAATGTTTTACTCATAATAGTATTTCTGGTCAGGTAACCTATCTTTTTGAAAATGAAATTCAGACTAATAGTATGTTGGGACGCAGATTTACCTTTTACGAACAAAAATTTGAAACTCAGTTTGATAAAAGTAATATGTGGATGCCAGAAGATTGTGTACAATTTTTAGATATTGAGTCTAATAAATTAAGTTCTTTTTTATCAACGTGGGACGAATGTATTAAAATAAAAGATTTTTACAATCTACCAAATATACCCGCAGGCAATATAGATGAAATGTGTTTTTCTGCTCTTATGAATAACGTAGAATTAAAAAATAATTCAAACGCACATGTGAATTTATTGGTCCCAAATCATGAAAAATGGTATTAATAAATTATGATTAAAATATTTTACACTAGGAAAGAAAAAAATTTGTGGACTATTCACGATTTATTTAATGAAATTTCATTATATTTAAAAAGCAATTACAATACGGAAATTATTACTCAAATTGCAGGTTTAGTTTATGTTAAAGAATTCAATTATTATATTGGGGATTGTGAAATTTTGATATACGATGATAAATTGGACATTTTAAAAGGAATTTCTTTTTCAGAAGCAAAGACTGATATATTAGATGTCTTCAAAAAAAGAAATAACAGAAATGATGTTTTTGTTCTTTTACACCACTTGAATTGGGGAGTTGATATTCAACAAACTAAAAATTATAATTTTTCGGTGATAATAACGACGTTTTATCCATTTAGCCCGATGATTAATTATGATTATTTTTACAGACTTAGGCAACTCATGAATAAAAATTCTTTGATTGATAAGATGTTTTTTAAAACTACAACCGGTAGAGGGGATGAAAAAGAATTGTTTGAATTAGGTTTAATAAACGAACCTTTTCATTTTAAACCATTCGACGAATATTTAGAGATGTCAATTAATTATAAAGTAGGTTTATCAATCCCTGGAGGTGGATACGAATTATGTCATAGAGATTTTGATTGTATGGCAATAGGTCTACCGCTACTAAGATTGGAAATTATTGGTGATTATAATCCCAAACTAATATCAAATTTTCATTATATTTCCGTACCAAGGGATAATTTAGGTTATGATAATTTTAAAGATCTCAGGGGAGGTGAAATTTATTTGAAGGAATATGAGAAAAGATTTTATCAAGTCAAAAATGATTTTGATTTTTTAGAATTTATATCTCAAAATGCCAGAAAATATTATCAAGAAAATATAAGTAATGAAATGAAGTTGGTTAAAATTATAAATTTATTAAAAATTTAGTTATGAGTTATTATTTAATAGAAAGTGAAAATTCTAGTGATCATTGGTCACACTTTAATTGTATTGGTCACAACGTTTTAGATTTAGGTTGTGGTAGGTGGTATACTGAAAAAGTGGAGGAATTAAGTCCATTTTATTTTGGTAGAACCGCAAAAACCGTGGTTGGGGTAGATTCGAATTCTAACGATATAAATTATTATATAAATGAAACAATTGGGGATTCAAAGTATTTTTTTGAGTTAATCGAATTGAATCATGTCGATCAATTCAGGGAACTTATTTCGAAGTATTCAATTACCGCAATAAAATGCGATATCGAGGGGCATGAATCTATAATGTTAGATTTAAATAGTGATGATTTATGTAATATACAGGAGTTTGCTCTTGAGTTTCATAGTACAGAACTGAAAAATAAATTTTTAGAAAAAGTAATCGAATGGGGTTTTAAGATTAAAGTCATTGCAAGTTTTGCTCGGACTCCAGATAGTTTGGGTGTTTTATTTTGTACAAAATAAAACATTCGAAAAATTAATACAATTTTTTCAAAAAAATAATAAACTTATAAAATGGAATACAAAGATTTAATTTTTAAAAGGTCCGATCTTGAAACGAACGACAGTATTACGACCTATAATGGGTGGGGAGCCCAACAAAACCCATATGCTTATAAAACATTCTTTAATTTACTTAAAGAAAATAAACCAAAAAGAATATTAGAAATTGGAACTGCTTTAGGTGGATTTACTAGGTTTTTGAAGTATTCATGTAATGAACTCAATTTGGATTGTGAAATTTTGACTTATGACATTTATGGTAGACAAGACTATCAAGACATGATTTTCGAAGGAATTGACGTAAGAATAGAAAATATTTTTAACAATGATTACACCTCTGTTAGTGAATTTGTAAAAGAATTTATTAATCAAGAGGGTCTAACTTTAGTTTTATGTGATGGGGGAAATAAAATTTTAGAATTTAATATTTTATCAAACTTTTTAAAATCAGGTGACATTATAATGGCACACGATTACGCAAAAGATCATGAAAAATTTGTTAATGAGATAAACCTAAAATATTGGAACTGGCATGAAATTTCAGAACAGGATATCAAAGATGCCTGTGAAAGAAATAATCTAATTCCCTACAGACAAGAAATCTTTGATGATGCTGTATGGGTGTGTAAAATCAAACAATAAGTATGTCAAACACTTTAGTAACAGGTTTATGGGACATAGGTCGAGGAGAATTATCTGAAGGTTGGTCTCGACCGTTCGAACTTTATTTACAAAAATTTGAAGAACTTTTGTCGATTGACGAAAACATGATAATTTTTGGAGATGAGAAGTTAAGGGAGTTTGTTTTCAAAAAACGAAATGAATCAAATACTCAATTTATTGTGAGGGATTCTTCTTGGTTTAAAAACAATGAATATTTCGATTTAATTCAACAAATTAGAACAAATCCAACTTGGTATAATTTATCTGGGTGGCTAAGGGATTCAACTCAAGCAAAACTAGAATTCTATAATCCTTTAGTTATGTCAAAAGTTTTTCTTTTGAACGATGCTAAGTTGTTGGATAAATTTAATTCAGAAAAATTATTCTGGATTGATGCCGGTCTGGTCAACACAGTACATCCCGGTTATTTTTATAAAGATAAAGTTTTAGACAAAATTGGTCAATTAACTAACAAATTTTTGTTTGTATGTTTTCCTTATAATGCAGACAATGAAGTTCATGGGTTTGAGTTTTCAGAAATGAAAAGGTTAACAAATGAAGTTCCTGACCTAGTTGCCCGTGGAGGTTTTTTTGGTGGTGATAAACATTCCATATCTGAAATTAATACTTTATATTACTCGATACTTGTAGATACACTTAGACGTGGATTTATGGGGACTGAAGAAAGTTTATTTACAATTTTGATGTATCAATACTCGAGTTTGATTGACTATTGTGAAATAGAATCAAATGGTCTTCTTTATAAATTTTTTGAGGATGTCAAAACAAATGAAGTTGTCGTAAAAAACAAAGGAAAAAAAATAAAAAAAAGTACATCAAATAAAGTTGGTTTATATGTTATAACATTTAATTCACCCAAACAGTTTGAAACTTTGATCAAATCATTCTTAGACTATGATTCTAACTTTTTAAATAAAACAAAAAAGTTTTTATTGAATAATTCTACAGATCTATCAACTACAGAAGAATATCTGAAATTATGTAATGAATATAACTTTGAGCATATCAAAAAGGATAATATTGGAATTACCGGGGGTCGTCAGTTTGTTGCAGAACATTTTAATGAACAAGAAGATTTGGGTTATTATTATTTTTTTGAAGATGATATGTTTTTTCATTCGGGTTCAGAGAACGTTTGTAAAAATGGATTTAACAGAAAAATTAATGACATTTTTAATAAAAGTTTAGAAATAATTCAAAAAGAAGATTTTGATTTTCTGAAATTAAATTTTACAGAATTTTATGGTTCTCACGATAAACAATGGGCTTGGTATAATGTGCCACAAGAATTTAGAGAAAATCATTGGCCAAATAGTAAAAGACTTCCTGTTCAGGGATTAGACCCAAACTCACCTAATTTGGAATTCAAAAATATTAAATCACATAAAGGGGTTCCTTATTCTAATGGAGAAATTTATATTTCTAATTGGCCAATCGTAATGTCAAAAGAAGGTAATTATAAATGCTATCTGGAAACTAAATTTCAATATCCTTATGAGCAAACCATTATGAGTCACGTTTATCAAGAAACTGTAAAAGGAAAAATAAATCCTGGTGTATTATTATGTACACCAACCGAACACAATCGTTTTGATTTTTATGCCGCTGAACTTAGAAAAGAATGTTAAATTTCAACCTAAACCTATATTTATTGAAAAATGATTTAAATGGAATTTTTCATAAAGAAAAATGCAACTTTACCACTTCTTAAATTACAGGTAGTTAAGGACGGTCGAAGTGACTATAATAGGTTTATGGAATTGATTGAAGAGTCTTCAATCTTTTTTTCTATGGTTGATGTTGCAACTGGTATTCCTAAAATTACAACTAAACCAGCGGGTTTTGTGGAAAAAGTTCAACTTGACCCAAATGCCGAAACTGAATATTATATTTATTACCAATTTGCATCGTTCGATACAAATAGAGAGGGAAGATACGAAGCACAATTTTTATTTAGAAACTCGGAGGGTACATTGGTTTTACCAATTAGAGAGAAACTTTTTATTAATGTTCAAGAAAGTTTTATTGCCGATGATTTACAATATGATGGGTGTTATGTTTTAGAATACCCGTGTTGTGGAACGGTGTGTACAACAACCACAACACCGCCTTGTCCAAGTTGTCCGTGTGGACCAAGTATTACACCAACACCAACACCAACTACAACTTCTTATATTTTACCTTTTCCAACTCCTTCTGTGTCACCAGAAAATGTAGGTCCGAACTTGGAATTTTGTATGGAGGTGATGTCTGGATCCCCGACACCCACACCAACGATAAATCTTACACCTACTCCAACACCTACACCAAGTACTCCTTGTTGTAGTTTATTTGAGGTATATGGTGGAACTTCTGGTTCGTCTTCATCATTTAATGTAGTTAATTGTTCAGGTTATAGTGAGGTCATTACAGTATCAACGGGAGTAACAACCGGTGTTTGTGCATTATCGATTAGTATAATATCAGGGAATGGTCAATCTTATTTGACTACTTCTTGTGGGTGTGCTCCGGTCTTCCCAACCCAGACACCAACAAATACTGTAACACCAACCGTGACACCAACAGACCCACCACCAACATCTACTGTTACACCAACGATAACACCTACCATAACACCTACTACGACAATTACTCCATCAATTGGGTCTAGTCAAACTCCAACACCAACACAATCAGTAACACCAACTTTGACACCTACAAGAACTGTAACTCCAACTGTAACACCCACAAGGACTGTAACCCCAACTGTTACTAAAACACCTACTTTAACACCAACAAAAACACCAACGCCAACTATTACACCAACAACGGTTCCATGTATTACTTGTACATCATTTATAACGCCTCCGGTACCTGGAGTCAATCCCACTATTTCTTGGAATGGTATAACAATTACTGGTTCGGCCCCAAACAATTATGTGGCAAATAATCTAGCAGGTATTTGTCCTGTAGTTCCTTGTCCTATAGTTGGGTGTTTAACAAATCCATGTGCAGCCTTGGGAACAACATCATTAGGGAGTCCACCTGGAGGAACGTATTTTTTAAATTTTAGTTCATCTATAACAACAATTACATTACGGTTTGTAAATATAAGTTGGGATTTTGCATCTTCTGTGGGGGAGAGTTATACATTTACCACAAACACTGGTAATCCAATATTATCAAGTTGTGCAAATTGTGGGGTTGCAATTAACGGAAATACAATATCTTGTGCTTCTGCCGCTATTAATCAGGCATCGATTATATTAACAATCACAAAACCTGGTGGATTTACCCAACTGACTATAGACGGTAATTTCAACACACCTTAT